ACTAACGTAGACGCAGACTAAAGCTACCGAAATGGAAACAAACAAAGAACAACGCCACATAAAAAGCGTAGAGGAAACAGAGACCGAGATTATAATAACTTTTGGTAAAGCTGAGGCCGTAGAAGAGCTACAGCCGGAAGACGTACAACCTGAAGAGCAAAGCAGCTTAGATAGCGGCGCTTTTGTAAGCTGGCAGAATGAAGGCGAAGAGCGCAGCCACGGAGTTATAACAGATATAGACGAAGACGGGTACTACGTAGAGCTGTACAGCTTTAATAGTAAAGAAGACGCTTTTACTAGATCAACCCCACCAGAGCAAACCCTGCTACCTTTAGAGTGCCTTAAGGTAATTGAAGGCGCACAGGTTCGCAGCGTTAGCGAAGTAGTAGAGCAGAGAGCCTACGAAGGCGAGTTAAAAGCAGACGGCAATAGCAGAACCGTAGAAGGTTACGCTAGCGTCTTTAACTCTATGAGTGAGGACTTAGGCGGCTTCCGTGAGATTATAAAGCCTGGAGCTTTTACTAATGCAATGAATGACGACGTAAGAGCCTTATACAACCACGACAGCAACTACCTACTAGCTAGAACCGCTAGCGGTACGCTAGAGCTATGGCAAGACGAAAAAGGCTTAGGTTATCGCTTTGAGATGCCTAACACTTCTTACGGTAACGATATGCTAGAGCTATTTAGACGCGGTGATTTATCACAGTCTAGCTTCGGGTTTACAGTAGAAAAGGATAGCTGGAAGTTAGAGAACGGCCAGCACATAAGATATATAGAGAGCGTGAGCTCTTTGTTTGACGTATCTCCGGTAGTTTACCCGGCCTACGTTAGCTCATCTAGTGGACTGCGTAGCGCTGAAGCCCAGGCGGAAGTAGCTACAAAGGACACACTAGAAACGCAAAAAGAGGAAGTAAACTATAATTTATATAATGCTTTAATTAAACTAGCTAAAAATGAACGCTAAACAAATGCGCGAAAAGCGCGGAGCTCTAGTAGAGCAAATGCAAGGAATGGTAGCAGCTGCAAAAGCTGAAGACCGTAACCTATCTAACGAAGAAAACGTAAAATTTGACGCGATTTCTAACGAAGTAGACGAGCTACGCTCTGCTGCTGCACGTATCGAAAGAAGCGAAGACCTTAAGAAAGAGATGGCCTCTAATGTAGAAGTTAGAAACGCTGCGCCAGTTAAGAAGGTAGAAGCGCGCGACGCTTTTAACTCTTACCTACGCAGAGGGTTTAACAACTTAACGGCAGAAGAGCGAAACGCTATTTCTGAGCTTCGTGGTACAGACACACAAATCACTACTACTGACGGTTTAGGAGGCTTCTTAGTTCCTGAATTGTGGGCTAGTGAAATTAGCGCTACTGACCTTTTCAAATCAGACATTGAAAAAGTAGCCACTATTATCCAGACGCAAGGCGGTAACAAATTCAACCTACCCGGTAACAACGATACAGCTATAGTAGCTGCGATCTTAGGCGAAGGTGTAGCTGAAGGTGTATCTGATATGACTTTTACAAATATCGAATTTGATCCGTATACTTACTCTTCTAAAATTGTTAAAGTATCGCGTCAATTGGTTCAAGACAACGCATTCGACCTAGGTAGCTTTGTTGCTGCTCAGTTAGCTAACCGTTTGAACCGTGGAATAAACGCTCACCTTACTACCGGAGACAACTCAGGTAAGCCACAGGGTATCGTTACAGGATCTACACTAGGTAAAACTGCCGCTTCAGCTACTGCTGTAACCGTTGCAGAGATATTAGACCTTATGTATTCTGTAGACGTTTCATACCGTAACGCTCTTAGCGCTGCGTTTATGATGAACTCTGCGTCTTTGGCTGCTGTGAGAAAATTAGGCTTTGGATCTGCAAACGATAGTCCGGTATTTATTCCGTCTATGGCAGTAGGAGAGCCAGACTTGTTATTCGGCAAGCCTGTTTATGTTAATGAAGATATGGCCGGCATCGCTACAGGCGAGAAGTCTATTATTTTCGGAGATATGAAGCAGTACTATATTCACCAAGCAGGAGGCGTACAGCTTCTAAGATTGGAAGAACGCTACGCTGACGAATTATCTGTAGGCTACCTCGCTTATAAGAGAATTGACGGTAACGTAGTACAGGGTACAGCTATTAAGCACCTTATCCAAGCTTAATTAAGTTAGTAGATGTATGAAGGTTTTATTTAACCAGAATATTAGCGGAGCAGATTTCTATTACCTGGCTGGCCAGGTAGTAGAGCTGCCCGCAGCTACTGCTACTGAGTTTCTTAATGCCGCTTTCTGCGAAGTCGTAGAAGAAAAGCAGGCAGTTAAGGCCGAAAGGGCAGTAAGCAAAAAGACAACTAAAAGAACCACTAGAGCCAAGTAATGAGCTATACTATAATTACCCCAGCAAGTATCCAAGCTTTAACCGTACAAGAGGTTAAGGATTTTTTGCGCGTAGACAGCGACGCAGAAGATGCCCTGCTAGGGGTTCTTATAAGTGCCTCTACAGAGATGTCGGAGTACTACTTAGGAAGGTTCCTTTTAACTACCGTTATAGAAGAGTTTTACGATTTTTTTCCTATGGCTAGGATAACCGCAGAACCTTTTAGAGGAGACAAAAATATTATATATTTAAGCCGTGGCCCTGTACAAAGTATAACTTATTTAAAGTACATAGACGGCACCGGCTCCGAAATAACCGTAGACGCTGCAAACTACCGAACAGACCTAGTAGGCGAGCCCGCGCGCATTATGCCTAAACAGGGCTGGTATGCTGCTCAGGATACGGTAAACGCTGTGGTAACCCGTTATACCTGTGGATACACTCAGGCAAGCGATGTGCCAGCTAATATAAAAATGGCTATGCTTTTAATGATTGGCGAGATGTACGAAAAAAGAATAGACAGCGTACACCGCCTACCTACAGCTTCAGAGTACTTGCTAAACCCGTTTAGAGTATTCCGCTTTGCTTAATCCTGGAGAACTAGATAGAAGAATAACGCTACAGAGTGCTAGCGTAAGTACGGACGGCTTCGGCCAGGCCGTGCGAACGTACAGCACCCTAGGCCTAGTATGGGCTAAAGTAGACTACCTATCTGTAAAGGAAGGCGAAGAGACCGAAAGGCTAACCAGCGTTAATAAAGTACGCTTCACTATACGCTATCGCGCAGATGTTGACGCTACTATAAAAATAAGCTGGGACAGTAAGACCTACGAAGTAGAAGGTGTAAGCCTTGAAGGGCGCGAGCGTTACCTTATTTTAGACACGGTACTCCGGGACTAATGGGAAAGCTAGACGATACGCTAACAATGCACGTAGAGGGTTTTGAAGAGGTTATAAAAAAAATGAACCTTTTAAGCCGGATAGACCGCACAGAGTATAACGCTTTTAAAAAAGGAATAAAAGCCGCTGCCGATCCTTTTGTACAAAATGTTAAAGCAGTAATCCGCACAGGTAGAAGCCGTAAGCCTATAGGTAAAAGCATAGGCGGTAGAGGCGGTAAAAGCAAGAGCGTTACTTATAAGCCAGGAAACCTAGAGCGGTCTATAGGTTATATTAAGGCAAAAGGCAGAAACCTTATAGGCTATGTCGGCCCACGTTTTGGGCGCAAAGCCACAAAAACCGGGGACGGGTATTACGGTGCAATGGTAAATTTTGGAACTGCTAGAGGTAGCGCAAAAGCTAACGTAAAAGAAACTAGAAACGTAGGCTTTATAGATAAAGGATTTATAAAAGGAGTGCCCGCGGCAAATGCTTTATTAGTTAGAGAAGTTTCGCGTATTTTAAACAAAAAACTAATGCAACTAAGCGCCCAGCAAAAGCGTAAAATAATAAAACGTGGCTTCTAATGAACGAGGGAAAAGCTATATATTCAATTCTAACGACAGATAGCGCGGTAAGCGCTATCGTTAGTAGCAGGGTTTACCCACAGATTGCAGCGCAGGGCGCTGTATTTCCGTTTATAGTATACATTATAAACGACATTACACCGAGCGACACCAAAAGCGGGGTAAGTACTTTAGACGAAGCGCGC